GACCTGGTATTGTGCGCCCCAACCCAGTCCCCGAGATTCAAACAGCCAGTCCAAGCCCCAAAGCTAACGCACCCTATGGTGTGATGTCCCCTTCCAATCTGATGAATCTCGCAAGGAATATTGAAAGTGGGAGGAAGAAGGCTGCGAATAAGCTAAATGCCAGAGTCAAGGAAATTAAGGCTACCAAGGGTAAGACACCCACACCCGTTCGTCTCAAGGAGAAGTTCTCTTTCGTCGATGCAAAGGGTAAGAAGCGTGAATTTGTCAGAAAGTTTGCATACGATAGGGCTTTGGCTAAGAACAAGGCTGAGAGGGAAAAGAGGACACCTCAAAACGTAAGGAACGCCATGAAGTTTGTTGGAGGAACCAAAAAGATAAACAACTACGTGAACGGCCTATCAAATGAGGAACGTAATATGCTCAAAAAGAAGATTTGTCAACCTTAAAAACCCTCTTCGTACCTTCGTCAACTTCAGAGAGTACCTTAAACTTTGGAGTCTTGACGAGTTTTTCACCACTCTTCGTCACGAATGATTTCATCCGTTCAACTTCACCACGGGGCATTTTCCTGGTGTATTTGAGCGTGACCTTCTTGTTTCCGATGTTGAATACAGTGGATGACATTTATAATACATGGATAAATGTTTATAAATGGAACGAGTAACTGAACATATGTGCGTAAAATTTAACGGTCAAGACCGGCGATCACCCTGATGGAAATGGAGAGGATGAACGCGTCGAGCATCGAGTTGATGGGCTTGAGCACGGTGATGTGCTTCACGAGCGAAGAGTTCCACACGAGGCGGAGGATGAAGGTGCTGATGAGAATCGACAGCACGAACACGAGGAGCTGCTTCAAGACATCATCCTTGTTTTCGGACTTGATGAGGTTGTTGAACATTTATTACATGCTGATATTTTTTTTCTAGGTAGATTATAGATGCCAAAGCCGAAACCTAAACCGAAGTCGAAAGACCTTCCGTTAAGTGGATCTGAAAGTAAATTTACCAACCGACGCTGGGGATCAAACAAAGGTATCCCCAACAACAACTGCTACGCGTACGCAGTCGGAGACTACGAAGCGTATCGTTGGCAAAAGTCCATACCCGGTGATCGGTCTGGTATGTCTAACGTCAGACACAATTACACCTCGTGTGATGGATTACCCAAGCGCGTTATTTCTGATAACCCTAAAAATGTGTACAAAATTGACGGTGACAAAAAATGTAAGAAGGGGTACTACAAAATCATGATGTTCGTGTCATCTGGTAGACCCACAAATTATATTCGACAAGGTGATTTTCACTTTTACAAACAACACGGTGTCGTCGAGTATAAGATCAAACCCGGTGATACGATCAAGTCCGTCGCCACGTTTTTCAAGATTCCCGAGTCAAGAGTCAAGAAGGGTGGTCCATTTAAGGTTGGGCAACGTATCACATTCAAAGCGAATGTGTTTAGTCATAAACGTGGTTGGGCGACTGGGCCCCTGTTAGGTGATGCGAATGGTAAAGTGATTAAGGATCCTCGAACAGCTTCGAGAAAGTATAACGAGTTAAACTATGATAAGTATTGTAGTTCATTCTGTGTCAAGGATAGCGGCATCAAAGTCGGCAAGGGTTATCCCAAGGTCTGAGAGAATACTGTTCAGGTCGAGTGCGTTTTCTGCTTCGAATGATATATCGAACAGGTCTAGTACGTCTAGGATAGAATCTTCGTTTAGTGAGACGACATTAGATACTTGTGTGTAATTATTATGAATCGTAACATCTACTTTAAATTGAGAAACATCAAACACTCTCCTACACGTGGGGCATGTGTTCTTACCTTGGGATTTCCACAGCTCTAGACAGTGGGTATGAAATATATGTCCGCAGCGAATCGGAGGGTTAGTCCTCGTCGACCTGACTTCATTTAGACATATAGAACATGTGGACATTCTAGAGTATGGTATTAAAGTTTTTATCGTGATTTAGCTCAGTTAGTAGATACCCGACGCGTCGATGAGGGGCTTATCACACGAGTTGCACTTACCCTTACCCTGCTCATCTTGAATCTTCGAGAGGAGCTCGGGACCCTGCTTCTGGAGAAGCTGGCGGTACGAATAATTGTCTTCGAAGGTGATGTCATTCTTCTTCATGACATAGTTGTTCAGCAGTTGGGCTGACGTATTGATCGTGAAACAGCGTCCATCGGCCATTCCAAGTCGTTGAGACATTTTGATTACTATAAAGTTAGAAATTAATTTGTCTATTCGTAATCGTCTTCATCCACGATTCAAAACCCTTACTCTTCAGATGTTTCACGAATGGGTCACATTTGTACCCTAGGAAAATATCAAACACATCTGTATCCTCTGTGCGAGACACTCGAATCTCAGGATTTTCGTTGATGTGTTGATTGATAATGTTGTATGCAAAGGCAATTTCCTTGAGTGTTTCTGCGCCAGTGATGATGATTTTACCGGTACTGAAGATACTGCATGTAATCTCCTTCATCTCATGGGCTGGCTTAAACTTTATCTTCACAGCAGAATACCTGTCGGGCTCAAACGATACTTTGAAAATGTCATTGTACCTTTCAAACCAATCGGACACTTTCATCAGGTTGATGTTGTAATTGAGACTGAAATTCGAGTTAATCATGACAACCCTGAAAGAATCACTAGAAACTTCGATTTTCAAATCCAAAAAGACTTTGAAAATGTGAATCAACTGCGTGATGATGCGCTTGCAGTCAAAGAGATCACAACATCCGGCGACCTGAATGGAGCCGTTGGGGAACACTTTGACAGACTTGGTACTGTACGAGTCGTGGTAGGTCAGTGTCACTTGATTGTAAAACGTCGTCGGCTTCAACTTCCATTCAAAACCCTCCGTCGTTGTACCGGAACGCTTCATCCTGTACGTCCCGACATCTTCAAACACGGCACGGAGACGCTTGATGTCGATGTTTTGGATAAAGTTTGACACCATCGTAATCGTCGTGATCTTTATCCACGAGGGCTTGAAGTCTTCTGGGAAAGCATTCCTAAACTCATCTATCGTGAGGAGATAGGAAAATGAATTGTTTGCGATCGTCGAGTACATTTGTTCATAAATTAGCAGATGCTCGTTTAACTACTTAGGTGTTTAAAGAATATATTCTTTATGTCAGTATATGAGTTCCTTCTTTAAGTCTGCGAAAGTTGTACATGACATAGATTCCGATCTCACTTACGTGGAAATTGTGTATGATTCGTATGTCCGCGGAAAGGGATACGAGACGTACACGGATTACATGAATACCGAACCTCTCGCGGATTGGCAACTCTTCGAAGCCAAGAAGAATACTATCCCGTACATCAAGTTTTTGGACATCATGGTCGAAAAGACGTTGGAGGTTAGACAGCGAATGGCTGAACTCGCACTTGACTCACTCCTCTATTACAAGCGTGACATAAACGTATACGTTCGTCTCGCACACGCGACAAAAATTCTAGATCCCAGCTTCCAGCCACCCATTATTAATATGAAAAGTGCTTGGCAGAGAGAGTGTATCATAAAGTTCTGTAAGAAACACGTGCGTCAGTGCATTGAAGAGTGTCTCAAATTAGATCGTTTGGAGTACTTCCTCACCGTCGTACAAACGATAGAGCAAGAATTATAAAAAGAGCAATCAAGAAAATACCAAAGTACGGAACTCGGGTTTGTTTCGCGACACCAACCTTCATCTTTTCGGGTGTATCACACACGAACCCGGTATCTATGTTCCTTCGAGGGTGAATCGCACCGAACGCGAGAGTAGGTGCAGTTTGTGTTTCACATGACCCGATGCTACAGTAAACACTTTCACTGGGTTCACTCAGACCTTCACTCCCGGATACATTGGAAAAATTATCAAACCCTCCACTCTGTCGCACACTTCCTGGAAGTGAGAAATCATGTGTGACAAATGGATTCACATCGTTAATGGCATCCTCATCGCTGAGCATAAACTTACTCATAGCTGTTACTACTACTTCAGATTATATTTTTTGTCGTTCATTTTGAACCGGTGTTCTTCCCACATCTGATCGAGATCTACGTTTAGCATGTGTGCCAACTGGAAAAGATAACTGAAGACATCTCCCATCTCCATCATGACATCCGTACCTCGTTCCTTCTTCAAGTTCGTCTTCTTGTACATCTTCTTGTACTGTCGAATGGCTGATGCGAGTTCACCAACTTCCTCGGAAAGGAGGAGCCATACAGTATCGATGGGTGCTCGGTCCCATCCCTTAGATTTACATACTCGCTCCGTCTCAGCCTTGTAATAATTCAAGCTCATACTTACTTCATTGGGGATTTCTAACTTTAAGTCAGTTGAGTCCGATCTTGTTGTTGTAGGGTATTTTCTTACCTACAGTACTCGTGTTTACAGGTTGATCGAGGAGCGTTCGTGTGGTATCGATATCACTCACGTACGCGATGTATTGAGATACCCCTGTTTGGATCTGCGACAGGGCAGTGTCGATGACACGAGCATTCATAGCTTTGACTTGTTTGTTCACTTCTTTGTGATGATCACCAGAGTTGTTGATGAACACGACCCGCATGATTCCGTAAAGATCGTCAGGGTTTTGGTAATCGATGGATATCCCAGTACGATCCTTAAACGCCTGACGAATTCCACGCTGAAGAAGATTTTTGTTGAACTCGGAAAAAAAGAGTGTATTCAATGGAGTCTCACACTGCTTGACAGAATTCAGGTGGAGATTACTCATTTAATATACATCCCGAAAAAAATTGTGTGTCAATAGTAAATGCTGAACTACGTCGATTTTGACAAGGCGTATGCCAAGGGTCCAAACTCAGTAGACACGATCGCTTGTAGTGCACCCTCCTGTTTCATCGGATCTTACGCCCCCGTGGCGAAGGCGGGTGAAGAGGGTCCCTTCTACGTGAACACCTATCTTCTCCAACCCGATCGTCGCATGGAGACGCTCGGAACCGCCACTGTCCGGAGTGCCGACTTGACCTGCAAGAAGTAAGTTAAAAATAAAACGGGAAGTGTAGATATATGAGGGTCATTAAACGCTCAGGTCGTATTGAGGATATGAAATTTGACAATGTCACCAATAGGATCAAGAACTTAACATACGGACTCTCCGATAAATGTGATTCTTCGAAGGTTGCACAACAGGTGTTTTCGTCGATGTACGATAACATCACGACCCAAGAAATCGACACTCTTTCAGCCGAAATCTGTGTCGGTATGATCACGTCCGACCCCGACTATGAAATTCTCGCTACCCGAATCGTGGCGAGTAACATCCAGAAGGTGTGCCCCAACAACTTTCACCTCGCGATGCGTAAACTCCAAAAAGCTGATGTGATCACAGATGAAGTTGTCGAAGTCGCGCAACAAGTCAAGGAGCACATCAAGACGGACCGCGACTTTGAATTCGGCTACTTTGGTCTCAAGACGCTCGAGAAGAGTTACCTCCAGCGTGTCGACGGTAAACTCATCGAGACACCGCAGTACATGTTCATGCGCGTCGCGATCGGTATTCACGGGAAGGATATCCCGGCGGTTCTGGAAACCTATGACAAAATGTCACAAGGGTTTTTCATTCACGCGACCCCGACTCTCTTCAACGCCGGTACACCTCGACCCCAAATGTCCTCGTGTTTCCTCATCGCGGGTAAGGATGATTCCATCGATGGCATTTACGGAACCCTGACTGAGTGTGCCCAAATTTCCAAGTGGGCGGGTGGTATCGGTATGCACATTCATAACATCCGTGGTAACAAGTCTCGTATTCGGGGTACAAACGGTCAGTCTGATGGTATCATTCCGATGCTTCGGGTCTTCAACGCGACCGCCCGGTACGTGAATCAGGCGGGTCGCCGTAAGGGTTCGATCGCCGTCTATCTAGAACCATGGCACTCGGATATCATGGAGTTTTTGGAGTTGCGCCTGAACCAAGGTGATGAAGAAGCGAGGTGTCGCGATCTCTTCTCGGCTATGTGGATCCCCGATCTTTTCATGAAGCGTGTCGAAGAAGGTGGTAACTGGTCTCTCTTTTGCCCGGACAAGGCTAAGGGTCTCTCCGATTGTTATGGTAAAGATTTTGAGGAACTTTACACCAAGTACGAAGAGGAGGGTCTCGCCAACGCGACCATTCCCGCCGCCGACGTGTGGAAGGCGATTCTCAAGTCTCAAACAGAAACTGGAACACCATACATGCTGTATAAGGATGCGTGTAACGCCAAGAGTAATCAGAAAAACTTGGGGGTCATCAAGAGTTCCAACTTGTGTACTGAAATTTTGGAGTATACCGACAAGGATGAGACATCTGTGTGTAATCTCGCGTCCATCGCCCTTCCCAAGTACGTGAACAAAGAGACGAAGACGTTCGACTACGAGAAGCTTCATGAAGTCACCAAAACTGTCACGAAGAACCTGAACCGTGTCATCGACCGTAATTTCTACCCGGTCGAAACTGCCCGTCGATCGAACATGAAACACCGCCCCATCGGGCTCGGTGTTCAGGGTCTC